TGGACTTTTGACCCGCCGTATCCAATGGAGTTTAAACCTTTTATATTAGATAACATGTAAATATACATTTGGGTCTGTAAATAAAACAATGACCAAACGACCAAATTCCATGGTGCACGCACCACTTAAAACTTCGTTTGATTTATGTAGTGCCTACAAGCATAAAGCTCGACCCAGGACTCATTAAGCCCCACCTACCGGTCACTAGTAGGATTTTATGTTGGTTGATTATATCCAACCCGAAAAACGGGAGGGCAACCTGTGAACATTGAGAGAGAAAAATCCTCAGCTGCTGCAACATATGCATTCCATCCAAACCAACTCGAAGATGATGTGGTAGCAAAAGCATTGCATGTAAAAAACAGCGGACACACAGTAGTACTTGTGTCCATGTTCGATGATTTTGCCGTAAAGAAACGGCGATTGGTGTAGAAAGGAACTTCCAATTCTAACACAGGATTATCCCTAGTGGTTGAATACTCACCAGAAGCTCCAGTTTGCCTTCTAATCATAAAAGCTTTAACTAGAGCTGTACCAGTGTCAGTTCGGACTGTAGAAGAATCTGCAACTATCTGAGTCTCCACTGCAAGGAAATCATTGTATCCACGGAGAATAGGTGGAACAGTAGAACAATCAGGGATCATCTTCCATCTCATACCCCCCCTCCGTGTAGTAAAAGCAGGCGTTAACCAATTAACTAGTGTAGTGTTACACGGTCTCGTGCTCACTTTGTTACGATAAGTTGGGAATTGGTTTTGAGTGACCCGATAATTAATCAAGTTCGCTCCGCCCGTTATTGCATAGGGGGTATGGTACTCATATCTTTTGAGGAGCTGCCGAAAGGAAGTGATAACTTCCCCAAAGACGACTGAGTATATATCGTCCGTGGCATAAATATTTGTCCTAGCAAGACTTTGCTCCAAATTGTCTTGTTCGGGTTTGCTTGACTCAGTGGTCAAATCTTCATCCCCAGCCTGCGTTAATACAAGGGCATCGACAACCCACGTGTTTACGGGAATCGGTGGGTTTGGGGGATCTGGGGCATCATCAATCTCTAAAAACCCAGTAGTTCCTTCGCCTTGTAATGTCCATGCAAATAGACACATGGAATAATTTTGCTCATACTGTCCCCCCTCCCATCGTGCGTAACACTCATTGTATGATTTAAGCAAAAGAGGGCCATCGGGTGTTTCTGGCCACAAATCATTATCAGGATCCGTGAACAACCTCCCTTTAATGTTCAAATTGAATCCTACTCTCCACGCATTTGCGGGAGTGTGTTCCAATGGGTACTCTTCAATCTGATAAGTGGAAGGAATCAAAAACGTAACAGCCTGAACTATGGCACTCCATGCCCCAGGTGAAGTACGCTCAAAGGAAATGCGTATCTTACACCAACCCGGGGGCATCGTCATATCTTCCTGATCATAAAGTAAAGTAAAATAGTCTTCAGGATCTGTGCCCATATCGTGGTTTATCGTGCCAAAATCCAGAGTCGATCCATCTGAATATATTATTTCCGAATGAACGTCAAAAGCGACTATTTGAAACTCGCTGGTTCTCAACGCTGCTATGTTAATAGATAATGCAGGTTCCAAGGGCCAATCAAGCGGGTTACCAGTGGAATAAACTGGCAATTCTACATAATTCATAACCGCATCATTGTCAAAACCTATTATAGATCCAAAGGCAGCGCCACGCAAAACTGGAAAATAATGAATTGGATCTGTAAAGACATGATTTATCGGTTCAATGTCTGACAAATCACCAGCTTCAAACGGAAACGCAACTCCACCTAATAAATTATCACCAGTAAAATAGTATGGTTCATATTCAAAAGAAGGCTCCGGTCCCCCTTGAGGAAAGAAGGAGAATGCATTGTGTCCCCCATTCGGAACAGCTACTTCAAAATCATCAGATGCACTAACATAAACATTAACTCCAATATCGTTGTCTACGACCGAATTGGGAGTAGTTAACGTGTTCAAAACATACACAGACACAACTCCATTGTGAAAAACATCATTAGATATCACTGGATCGGTCTTGGAGAAATGTGTTTGAATGTTATCAACTGCAGATGATTGCAAAAAAGGCCACTTTGACCCCCAACCAATACGCAAAGTGAAATCCTGTTCCACGGCCAAATCAACAATATGACTATATACCACATTATATTCATTGTTAACAACATTAGCCGGTTCATATACAATGCGCACCCTACCCTTGTGATAGTTAGAACATGCAAATTGAAACCTGTAATTTAAACTGCCTCTCCAATATTTGAATGGAATTGTGGCAAAGGCCATAGGGGTGAGGTGTATTTCAACGCTGGATGTAGCGGCAACATCGTACAACAAGGGCGTAACAACACAATTGAATAATCTATTCTCAGGTGTGTTGGACGTCAACCATTGAAACGTAGTCAAATACGATTCCTTCATAGCGAGGTGTTTAATATTTAATTCGTCTTTATCTGACAACCCCACAACCCTAGGATCAATCGTCAACTCTTGCTTCACATCCACAGACAATTTATTGCTCGTGTCTGGTACGTTGGTGTTGGCTAAAACACCACAATATTGTGGTTTCATACCTTTGGGTGGATCAGTTTCAATGGGTCGTGAATACCCAAAATGCTTCGCAACATCTGCTACTCCTTGAGCAACTGCAGAAGTTGAGCGCATGTACGGTCCAATTGCGGGAATATTTTCCAACCTACCTGCTGTTTTGGCAATGGAGGATGCTAACGCTGATGCCGGTCTATCGCCATATTCATCTCCAGACTGAGGTACGATACCCAATGGTTCCGCACTGGTAGGTACGGACAGTTCCACATCTTCCATCCAAGCGAAAACAGTGACAGTAATGGGCGCGGTAGCGCCATTGGCATGTTTTAAAGGGTTTATCGATCTCAAAGTGACAATTCCTTGCTGGAGTATGTCAACACCCGTTATGTCCATCGCGTTGGCAAACCATATGCTGGGCACACACAACGTACCCCCCTGAGAAGCAGATGGGTCTAGATACACGTGGGGTCGTTGTGTTAATCTAATCAAATCCTGTGCAATAAGCGCCCGTACTGGTGTGAACTCCTAGTACTGAAACAATGGGGTATACGCTGCGATTGCTCTACCATAATAAAAACCATTCCCATTAATCATAATTTTTACACACATTTTAGCCTTCAACAACCGGAAATTACACATGCGGTTAACCACTCGTGGGTTCTCAAATACATCTTGCCAGGGGTTAAATTCTTCATTAAAAGCTGCACCTATCGTCCAGGTGTACTCCTGTATCTTCAAGGGTCTGGAAAAGAACGCTCCCAAATCAGAATCACTCTTGTGCGTGATATGCGCCGTGCGGTCAGGAAAAGAATCTATGGTAGTTATAAACCCCGGTTCCTCATCCTTAAAAGAAACAATTTGCTCTTTGTGTTGGGGTGAATCTGTGGAATAACTGTTAATATTTCCACTTTGTCTTTCAGGCACATCCGTCCCTAGCAAGTATGGCTCTTGCAACGCCCATTTAATTTCTGTTATATCGTAATTGTTGGGTAGTAAATAAAAGCGTGATCCCAACCCAGAAATCACACTAGGGTCCTCCCCTGCCTGGAAGACGAATGTGGTAAAAACTTGCTCCATTGCCACACGGTTGGCAGAACCGCTGGTAATCTGATGGGGCGTTTTATATTGCTCAATCCACATATTGAGGCGTTGTTGATACGTAAATTCAAGATCAGGAACAACGAGCTTAACCCTGTCTGAAATAATTTTGAGTTGTGTTCGGCGCAACTCATACACCTCCGGACCATGTAAAAACCACTCACGTATTGCTCCAGTCATTACATCTATGGCTAAGTTGCGGGCAGTAACATGTTTTGATTTAACGTTAGAATGCAGTGATTTTACAATTGAACTTTCAGCCAATGGTGCCACCTCGCCCATTACGGGATCTTTCCTGGAAAGCCTCTTTAAAAAACTCGTAGTACGCAATGGAGAAAATGGGACAGGATCCGATACCTTATCTTCCATTGTAACCACCATTCCATATTCCTTAACGCTGGTGGCAAACACAATGTGATCATACTTAACTTTAGGAGAAACCGAGGCTAAGAAATCGTCCCCGTAAGTTATCAAGGCAACATTATCGCGAAAAACACCTTCGTTATGCTCGAAAAAACTGCATCTATGCATAAGACAGTTCACGATGGAATTTATGTAAACTGTCAAATTGTGTCCCGACGGATTTCCTCCAGAAAATGAATACAACGCTCCTGCAACAGAAATATATGGATCCGCTATCTCCGACGCTAAACCTCTCATAATAAGCAAATCCTCTTCTGAATAATTGCCACTTGCGGCCGCAATATCTATCAAACACTTAAAAGCTGCCAATATTACTTGGATTGGCTGCGTCATATCGTAATCAGCGTAGTCACCTGCAAACACCCTATCCTCTCCAAAAGAACAAACATGCTGAATCATCTCATTCCACTCTGGCCCGTAACAATTTATTCCCACAGCAATCTCTGTGTCCAATGGGTACGTGGACATAAACCAACACAATGGTAAAAACCATTTCCTGACTGCTATCGACAGCGCCATGGGACAACTCTGAAAACAGCGTACCTTGTTTTTGGTCACTTTTGTGGGTTCATCTTTTAAATTCGCTGAAAATATAGCATATGCACGCTCTCCTTTCTTCATTGCGCCAATAATTCGGTTATATTCGGAAAGAAAAGGTTCAAGCAGACGCCTTGGAGTGGCAAACCCCGGGTAATCTTTTGGATTAAGGTCCTGTATGTATGGTGTTTTGGGGCCTGAAAGTGGAAAGCCCACAGATGTATTCATTTGCAAAGCATCGATAAATCGCCTACCGTCGATACCACATAATGCCTCCATATCAGTGAGTGGTTTGACGCGAGACGAAATGAACGGCTGAGTGACTTTACAAAGCAGTGGTGCCTTCCAATCATCACAAGCGCGCGACAGGAGCTTCGGGCGTACGCCTAATGCTGCATGTGCAACCTTGTCGACAAATCGAGCATAATGTTTCCAATTGGGAGACATTTTAGGGGGACCAAAAACATTAGGTATTCCCATGACTTCCTCAACATGTGGTGATAGCATATTTTCGACTACCATGGATTTTTCTGTCTTGGAAACCCCAGTGATACCATACACACACCACGTGCCACCCTCGGTAATATTTGCTATATGCATTAATGGCAACTGTTGTGACTGTAAAACTTTCTTGCCACAAATTGTGTCGGGAAAATCACCACCCTGAACCATAATTAGAGTGCCAGCTTGTTCTGAAAGTGTGGAAATTGCTGAAAGTGCTTGCTTTTGAGTTATTTTGCCAATCACAGCATATTTCAATCCGCACACACCACCCAAGTGAAAACCAGATATCAAAGAACCCTTAGACTCACTAACGTACACAGCCATACACATGCCCTTAAAAGTCTCCATGGAGCAAATCGCCTTGGCCCCAAGGAATTTCCCCCCATCGTGACACACCATTTGGGGACACAGTGTTGCGGTAAAAGAACATCGCTCGCCATCACTCATTTTATACACGCAATTATTGTAGCCCTCCGGTATATCCTCAATGGGTAAAAAGTCAACTAAGGAGGCGTAACTACCAGATTTTGGTGCATATACCAGTACAAAGTCTGTTTCAGGAATGTGTACCACCGTACTAGAATCGGCCAATACCTCAAATGCGGAACCATTATTATCGCCATTCCGCTTGCAAATCAACTTAAAAACCGCTTCGTGTCGCGGCCACATGTGCGATGGCATCAATAATACATTGGTAGTTAGCATAAATGCGTTGCAAACTTGATATCTACCGTCTAACCACACTTTCAAATATATCAAGTTCGTAAAACATTTGTCTACTAAATGAGCAGAATTTGTGGTTTTTTGACGCTGCGTCTTCGGTGTACTAATCAGCATGGGTTTCTTATATGGGTTGACATGTTTCTCGCGTTCGATAATATCGCTCTCATTGGTGGGAGATAGACCTTGCGCCACGGTCCATGCTGATATTACTCCCCTGTACAACTTGACCGCAGTATATACAACAGCGAATACACCAACCACAAGCATCCCTGTCTGAATAATCGTCTTATGGTTGTCATTCTCAAGAGCATTAAAAGCTGTATTGCGCTTGACCAAATCATCCCAGGCCAAACGTTTAGAAAGGCCTGCCCAACACAACCTGCGCATTATGGCAAAACTAACTAACCATGGTGCACTCTTCAACAACAACCACAACAAGTACTTCAATCGAGACCTGGGAATGTACTTCTCCAATATACCATGTGCGTCCGAACTAGCACGCACTGAAAAAGGCAATATCCCAGCCAAAATTCCGGCAGTAAGTACATGCTCGCGTGCGATCATGTATGCACGCGGCTCCAAAAATTTCAAAATCGCCACTTTGAAATATGGATTGTGCAACCAGGATTGAGGTACGTACTCACACCATCTATACAAAAAATTCCTGGACAGGTCTTTGGCAAGCTTAATCAGTTCTCCCGACGCCATCACTTCCAAGTCGTAAGTGGATAATAGCATCGATTTATACAAAGCTGCACCAGTATATTCCCACGTTGTCCGCATTGCTGTACCTACTATATAACCTGGTGATACATATTCCGCGAATGGTGCTGCTGCCTCAGCAGGTATACCCCACCTCACCAAACGCTGGGCCCACTCCAGACGTGGCTTAGGTCTCCGCACACGATCCATTGTTGTCTGTAAACTCATTGCCTTACCGAAAGTACGCTTCTTTGGAGGAACGCGGTGCACAGCTTGGGAAAACGGTGCAGGAACAAAACTCAAGTCATCAGCGCACGTGCACAATGCATTTAATCCACAGCCTTTGGGACACAATGTCATTTTACTGGCTGCGTCATTGTATCTTTCTACCACATAAATCTGTTCAGCATAGTGTTTCTTAGCTAATGTAGTGCACAATTTTAATGCATCTCTAAGACTGACATTTTCCATCTGCTTCCCGTCCTGGTCTTGAAAATTTATGTACGCAAATGTGTCGGTACTTGATGTTTCAACAGGGATGACAGTCTGTGCCGTAATATTCCAAAAGTCATCAATACCATCTTCAGACTTTCCATGTATGGCTTTAGCTGCGTCAAGTAGACCACATGGTTTTCCCACAGCATCGGATGTTTTAAAATCCTCTTTAACCGAAACTGTGAGAACCACATGGGCGCGTCGCGCTATTGATGCAGGTTCGTTGGAGTAAACAAAAGCATCTAAATCTTTAACATTGGTGGTTATAACGCAAACACGTGGTTCAACTGACATTTTACCTTTGCTTTCTAAATCTGCCATAGGGGGACATATCTTCACATTATTACAAATGTCCAACAACAATTTTGTGGGTGCTTCCTGAACGTGCTCAGCTTTAGTATTCCCCATGTCGTCTATAAAAATACCTGTTTTAGAAGACGAAAATGTGGACCAATACTTATCGCTTGGGTTTATATTACATAAATCTTCTGGTGCGTGTCCATATCCTCCAGCAGCCAAACACGAAACCATCACAAGTTGAGCTATAGTGGACTTACCAACACCAGACTTACCCACTATTTCCACGCAGAAAGGTGAATGGCGTATACCTGCAGTAGCGAGATACAATTGATAGTCTACTAACAACTTCTCCAACTTGGCCACCCGAGCAAAGAAAAAAGACTTAAGTACTTTGTCCGTCATCGTATCCAAAATTTTCTTACCGTTGGAAATAGCCTTAGTCAATCGCGCATGATATGCTTGGGGTTGCATCTTCTTGACCCTCATAAGATTGCCCGTTGTCGCCAATGATGAGAGAGCCATTAACTCCGAGCTCTCCTTATCAAATTCACGAGTTGCGACATCACTGTACAGCAAACTAGTTGTATCACCGTGCACAAAAAACATGTATCCACCCTCGACAAAATAAATGAATGTTCCTAAAATAGCATCAAAAATACTAGTGCTATCTTTTTGTATATCTATCACATTGGGCTGGAACAATTTGACACCTTGGACTGTAAATGTGAAAGATTTTTCCGAGCATATACCGAGGGTTACTATCAAGCTTATGAAAGTTGAAATCCTACCAAATATTGGATTCATTGACAATAGCTTCCAGTTGGCAAAGCTTGATTTCATGGTTTGCAGCCACTCAGGCCTCTGTTCATCGCCCGATTGTCGCGTCACAGTTTGCTCATCATCGTTCTTAAATTCAGAGCACGGAAAAATTTCGTTTAAAAGGTCCATAAGTCCCTGACCAATCGATTTTCCAGTCACATGTTTGATGAAATTTATGATGTGCAATGCTGCGCTAGCCGTGCTTTCGGACAAAGCAAGACCAGCTATCAACAGCGCTGTGTGTTCCAAAACGGCATAAACTTGTGGTCCAAATTGGTCTATGTGTGGCTTTATATCCCTAAAAGCCTGCATAACCTTACTGGCAAAAGAGTCGAGCTCAACAGGCAGTAATGATTCTGAAGGAATTTGTTCATCTCCTGACTGCCTTGTATAAGCGATGCGCTTACGCCTAATCTTGCGGCGTTTACGCTTACATAACTCCATCAATACAGGATTACGTTGGTGGATTTGTTGTTCCACGTATTTTTCATACCTGGAAGCAATTAAATCCAAATCATCCAACGAAAGATCCTTCCTTGCCGCAGTAGAAACCGAATTCCACTTAATTCTACGTTTCTTACAGGTGTACTTTAATGTATCAAATGTTTTGGACGTGCGGCTTTTAACCGCTTCGCTAGTATAAAACAATTCAATATCATCGTTTTCTAAACAACTAAACTTGTTATATGTATTTTTATGTAATTTATTTTTATAGAAAATTTTGTTATTTTTGTTATTTTTATTTATTTTTCCACTATAATAACCCAAAATGGGTTGAGACATGCAGCGGGCTCTACGCCCCACAAGTTGGAATCCATCTTCTAATAGGTATTCCAACACACACTTTTTAATATGAAAAAGAGGACAACATTCCTCGATACACTGTATTTGATTGTTTCTGCCCAAACGAAATGACAAATCATTATCGCCATACTTTAAAAAAGAAGCGTAATAATTGTCGTGAAAACTTTCAGACATCCCCAACATGCAAATAGACTTTTGTCTATACAATTGATTTTCCCACTCAGAAAAAACGTGAATTTTTCCACTAACACATACATTTTCACTATCTACACTTATTTGTTTTTTATTTTGTTTTTTAATTATATATTTTTTATTTTTATTTTTTTGATCCTCAAGGGATTCTAGGTAAATTTTCATCCTAATT